ATGTCGTTTCATGTCATCCATAAAATTTTCTTGCAAATAAGTATTTAAACATATTGCAGCAAATGCGCCTTTTTGTCTTTTATGTTCAATGGGAGAATCCAGGTCTTCTTTTATTTTTCTCAGCAACCCATCAAAATCTTTCAAAACTTTTCTACAAAAAGATAACGCCTCCGATTCTTCTTTGCAGATTTTAGCCTGTTCTCTGTTTGTCATTTTATCTCCTATACCAACTTCAAAGAATGTAACATCATAGGCAGAATCCACCCACTAAGAACCAAGCTAATCAGCAGATTAAGCTTATTCTCAAGTATCCTGAACCGCTCCCCATGAATCCTTAATTTTACTTCGTGCTCAATATACTGCTCATGAGTCACTTCCGTGGTTTTTGTATTTCCCTTCACAATAATCTCCTGAATTAAATTTAAGACCGCCCTTGGTCAATGCTTCCAGTTTCTTTTGGCTATCAAGTGGAACATATCCACATTTAATCCAATTTTTGAGAGAATTGAAAGCCATTCCTGTTTGCTTTGTAAAATTGTATATCGTCCTGTAGTAAGTTTTAACATCTTCTGGTTTCATTTGAGACCCCTTGCAATTAATGATAATATCATATCAATATTCTTGACAGTTAGCAAGTGTCGTGATAGTATTTAGTTTTATTGATTCAAGGTAGTGATTGTGAAAATAAGTGAAAATCAAATCATGCAATTGATTTCCGTGTGCAGGTCATATGCTGAGGATTTAAGGCGCTCCATTAGTATGATGGAGCAGCTGAGAGGCACACAAATTCAACTGTTTCTTAAAAGTATTACAGATCAGCAATCCGAAGAATTAAAGGTGATTGAATGAATGATTTTACAAAAGAAGAGCTTCAGGAAATTAAAAGATGCCTGAAATATATGATTCAAGGAGGCGTCACGCCATATTCTACTTTGACTATTATTTTAAATAGAAAGGTTCAGAATATGATTGAGAAATTTGACGTTCACGGGAGCAGCATCTACAAAGACGCAACTAAAATTTATACTAGTGGAGTAGGTGGAGGAGTAGAGCATGAGTGAAATTCCAGACTGGAAAGAGGGCGATGAAATTTGGTACGGACGTGCTAACTTAATCAAGGATAAAGTTAAATGGTTTCGGCCAGATGATTCCCCTCAATTTTACTGCTTTCGTTCTAAAAATGAATTAATAAATCACCTGATAAAGAATCTAGAGAAAATGAGGGATTAATATAATGACTCAAGATGAAGTCGACTTAATTTATGATTATTTGCATGAGAATTATAGGTATGAGGATGGAAATTTAATATCTATAAAAAGCAGGCCAGGAGTGGGGGAAGGAAAAATTTTAGGGTTCTTTGCGTATCAGGAACCACGACAGAATGAAAGACCAAGAATGACTTGTAATATAACTATAAATAAAAAACACTACTGTATAAGATTATCTCATTTAATTTATTTATATCACAAGAAGATAAAGCCTGCATATATTTATTTTAAAGATAATAATTCTATAAATACGAAAATAGAAAATCTTGAAGAAATATATCCGGGTCAATTTAGAAATCATTCGTCAATAAAAAAACGCAAAGGATTTGCTAACACACCTTATAATAAACCATCTTTTTGCACCAGGCTCATGTACAAAGGAAAAATTATTTTTTGTATTAATTATCATGACAAAAATACCTCTACGCTAGCCTATAAGTATGCAAATACACTTCTTTACGACAAAAAAATAGAATTAGCAAAAATACAAGCAATGGTGTTAGAAAAATTTCCAAAACCTGTTAGGTCAAAATCTGGATTCACAGGTGTTTATAAAGTTTCAAAAAACCGATTTATGGCAAGAATTGGCGCTCAATCTAAATGTTTGGGATATTTCGACACTCCCCAAGAAGCCCACGAAGCCTACCTAAAAGCAAAAAAGGAGTTAAGTGATGGAAGCTAAACCTTGGAATTGCCCTAGATGTAGAGCTTGGCATTCTCCAGCAAGCTTAAAATGCGATTGCAAGCCAATTAAAAGAGAATATTGCGAAGAGTGTCTCGGAGACGCTATCAAATGCTTCCGCCTATCTTTACCCTCCAATGAGATTATTGAAATGTGGGCAGAATATTTTCATAAGAATTTTAAGCACAGGGAAGAAAATGAAGCAACTGCGCCCCTACCAGACTGAAGCTATCCAAGAATGCTGGGAAGCTCTCACAAAAAACAATGAACCAGTCCTCCTAATGGCCTCCGTAGGCGCAGGCAAAAGCCTAATGCTTGCCCACATTCTTCTAAAAATACAAAAATTTGACAAGCGCGCCCTTTGTATTGTAAATAATGCTGAGCTAGTTAGAAATAATCATGCTACTTTTACAGAACAGGGAGGAGCAGCCTCTATCTATTGCGCAGCTTTGCAGTCTAAAGATTGTGGAATGCTCATAGTATTCGGTACTCCACAAACTATTTTGAACGGAATTAATAAAAATGAAGAAATTGCGAATATCAAGTTTAACCTCATCATCGTTGATGAAGCTCACACTATTAACCACCTCAATCACAGCAGCCTTTTTATTAGAATATTACGGCATTTCAAACAAAGATATGACGATATGCGACTACTGGGCGCAACAGGTACAAACTACCGATTTAAAGGTACAGAAATCGTAGGGAAAGGTTGCGTTTTTAAGTCCCAAGTTGGTAATATTACAACAGTACAATTGATAAACGAAGGCTACCTCGTTGAACCTGTTTTTGAGGTTGATAAAGACTTACTCATAGATTTCTCTAAAGTACGTATAAAGCAAAATGGCATTTTCGATCAAAAAGAATTGGCTCAGGTTGTCAAGAAAAGTACACGCTTAACCGAATTAATATGCCATCAAATTGTACATATAGTTAAGTCGCAAAATAGATTTGGCGTATTTATCTTTGCCAGTACCAAGCAACATGCTTTTGAGATTCTCAGCCATCTGCCACAAGAGGAATCGGCAATAATATTAGGAGAGACCAACCAAAATGAACGCACTACTATCTTGGATAAGGCGAGAGCGGGACAGATTAAATACCTGGTTAATATTGCTATTATTTCTGTTGGTGTTGACGTCCCAGCTTATGACACTTGTGCTTATCTCAGACCTACAGAGAGCCTCGTTCTTCTTACTCAGACAATGGGACGTGTTTTACGGCTCAGCCTAGGTACAAACAAGCAAGACGCCTTAATTTTAGATTTTGCGGGCAACATAAGAAGGCATCAGGATTGGGATGACCCAATATTATTTAAAGCATTGAAGCAAATAGATGAAGACAAGCCCCACCCTATCATGTGTCCTAAGTGTGAAACAGGAAATACAGAACATGCTAGGCGGTGTATAGGAAAGCCATCTGAAGCGCAGCCGCGATGTGATTACTTCTTTGAGTTTAAAGATTGCCCCCAATGCAACATTAAAAATGATATTGCTAGTCGCCATTGTCGAGCATGCAATGCGGAATTAATCGACCCAAATAAGCGGTTGTCGATGGATATTGCGTCAGAATTAACCAGATTACAAGTTGCAGAGACAAAATATAAAATAATCCCCACGCAGAATAATTTTAGGTTGATGTGCGTTTATAAATGCTTATGTATTGACGGAAAATCGAAAATGTTATACGAACACTACACTCCCTCAAGCGATAAGGCACGCAATGTTTTCTATGCTCAGTTTATTAGAAAGCATTGTGACAAGCCCTCAGAATGGTATCTGTATTTGGGAACAAAGTCTAAAATGGAGGAAATGATTGCTGTGGCTAATAAACCGGTGGAATTGCTTGTGAAGTATGAAAATGATAAGAGTTATAAGATTAAGAAGAAGGTTTTTGTTTCATCAAATTCATATAAAGCATCAGAGCATCTTTAGACTGTTGCTCTCCAAATGTTACCACAGCTAAATATCCCCTCTTATTCTTCTGCTCACCAAAAGCCTTTTGTTCGGGCGATATTCTCCCTCCAACTACTTTTATTTCCTGAAGCAAGCCATGGTAAATACCGGCAGGGACAGCTAAGAAAATGTCATAAAATCCAGCAGTGACGCCCATTTTCTTAAGCTTTTTCCCTTCATTGAATTCAGCTCCACCCCGTGGGGTTATAAATCTTTCATTTGCAACATGATGCAAATCATCCGCAAAATCAGGATATGTAAATTTAAACCAATTGACTAAATTAATCTGCAATATCTCTTCTGCTTTCAGAGTCATAATTCCCTTTACGTATCATTTCCGCGACTTCCTGTGCGCGTTTTCCAACTTGCTTAGCCCATTTGCTATTTAAAGCTTCTGTGGCAGCAGCATCATAATTCTTTTCTTTCAATGCTCTAATCATATGATCGAATGTTATGAGTTTACAAGTACCCATGTTAAAAGCCATATTTATAAGAGCCATTTTTACATTTTCTGGCTGCATAGTAAACCAGGGATATTGACTTAAATCATTAATAGCGCTCATTAAATCATTGCGAAAAAGGTAGTCTGCTTCTTCT